CATAGCAATCGGCACACTTGCTCTTAGCGCTTCCACCACTAGTTATCAAAATATTGCTATTGGTAATAATGCGCTTGATGCCATAACTGGGGGAAGTAATAATAATATTGCTATTGGTGTAAATGCTTTAGGTGCAACTACTACTGGCGTTTCTAATATTGCAGTAGGAATCGGGGCATTGGAAAATAATACAACTGGTTATGCAAATACTGCTCTTGGCTCATATCACGAAGGAAACATAGTTTCTCCTCTTTTCTACAATACCATTGGTTATAGAAATGTGGCTATCGCCCCTGGCGCATTGTCTGAGAATACTACTGGTAGTGACAATATTGCTGTTGGATATAGAGCGCTACGTGCCAACACCACTGGTGCTAATAACGTAGCAATAGGTCATTATGCACTAGATGCAAATACTACTGGTATTCAAAACACAGCAGTTGGTGCTTACGCATTAGACGCTAATACTACTGGTTATGAAAATACTACTATTGGTGTGTATTCATTGACTTCTAATACTACTGGCTGGGGTAACGCAGCAGTTGGCTATCAATCAATGCAAGGCAACACTATTGGAATCTTAAATACATCTTTGGGTTGGCAGTCAATGACTAACAATACCACTGGTCAAGAAAATGTTGCAGTTGGAGCAGGTGCATTGCCAACCAATACAATTGGTTCTAGAAATGTTGCAATAGGTCGCGTTTCTCTTTATTACAATACAACTGGAAACGATAATACCGCTGTCGGATATAATGCAATGTATACCAATACAACAGGTATTGAAAATACAGCCATAGGGTCGGCTTCTTTATTATTAAATACAACTGGACAGTTAAACACAGCAGTTGGTTCACAGGCTATGCGTAACACTACAATTGGCGATTCAAATGCTGCTGTAGGACAGGCTGCTTTATATTACAATACTACTGGTTATTCAAATACAGCAGTTGGTCGTTGGGCAACATTTTCTAATACTATTGGTTATCAAAATACCTCTGTTGGTAGAGAGGCTTTGAACAATAATACAACAGGGTATGATGGAACCGCAATTGGTTATCGTGCTGGTTATAGTTCTACTGGTTATGGAAATACTTTTTTAGGAGCTAACGCAGGTGCTTACGGAACAGATGTAACTAGTGGAACAAATAATACCTGTATAGGATGGCGAGCAATTCCTTCGTCAAGTACTGCATCAAATGTTATTACACTTGGTAACAATTTAATTGCAACCATCCGCGCTCAAGTCACCAGCATCACCGCACTATCTGATGCCCGCGACAAGACAGACGTTCAGTCAATTCCAGTCGGCTTGGATTTCATCAAGAAACTCAACCCAGTCACATTCACTTGGAATATGCGTGACGGTGGCAAGGTTGGTGTCAAGGACACAGGCTTTATTGCCCAAGAACTTATGGCAGTAGAGGATGAGGCAGAACTTGCTGAGTACCTACAACTGACATACCGCGATAATCCAGAAAAGTTAGAAGCAACACAGGGTAGATTAATTCCTATCTTGGTTAAGGCAATACAAGAACTTTCAGCAAAGGTCGCTGAACTAGAAGCAAAGGCAAACTAATGACACACTCAGCAGATGCAACAAAGAGCATTACCAAGGCTGTTCCAACAGTTGATGTTGGTGGCAAGGTAATCAAGTGGGACGTCACCGTTGAGTATTCACTCAATGATTATGTATCCACATTCAGCAAGTTCGCAGATGTAGAACCAACCAAGGCTCCAGCAGATTTCACCAAGGCAGAACTTTGGGCTTTGGTAGATGAAGCGCACCTTGATGCTGTCTATGATTCACAATATGAATCAGTCAAATTGGCACCTGCGCCAACAACAGAAGCCATCTCAGACTTTGATGTGGAGTCTCTAGCCTAGTAACGAATCGGGGGATTTGTGAAAAAAATACTTATTGCAACACCATCATACGATGGCAAAGTTGATGTCTGGTATGCAAGTGCGTTGCATCAGACAGCGCTATTGGGCATTGAGTCGGGTGTTTATTTTCACCCAGTCTTTATGTCTTATGATGCTTTGGTTCAACGCAGTCGCAACGATTTAGTTGCGCTGGCAGTAGAGCAAGACTTTGACGGGATTCTATGGATTGACGCCGACATTGAATGGGCGCCTACTTGGGCAATTGAAATTGTCAATGCTGACAAAGACGTGTTCGGCATCCCTTGCGTCAAAAAGTCTATCGTCGAAGAAGCTTACAACGTCAAAGCAAAGCCTGAACAACTCGGTGAAGGTGTGATCTCGGTTGAGTCTGTCGGTACTGGCTTTTTGTACCTTAGCAAAAAAGCTTTCACCCACTTATGGGACAGCAGCGAGCCTTACGTTCACAACGGTCAAAACAAGCGTTGGGTGTTCGAGGTCAAGATTCAGGACGGCGACATCATCTCTGAAGATGTGCTGATGTGTCAAAAGCTCAAAGACGCTGGTTTTGAGATTTGGATTGACAGCGACAAGACTTGCAACCACGTCGGAACATTGAAGTTCGTCGGCAACTTCGCAGACTTTGTGAAGCGCCTAAAATGAGATTTCATGTAGTTAGCTTGCCGCACACGCAAGTCACAAAAGCATTTGCAAACTGCGCCTACACCGAAAAAGTGCGGCGTTTTTGCATCATGATGACAGGTCTCGGCCACGAAGTCGTTCTCTACGCTGGCGAGCAAGTAGAAGCGCCTGTCACAGAGCTTGTCACCTGCATTTATGAAGATCAGCGCGAGGCAGCTTGTGCTGGTGGCCATTACACCTCAGCTTCTTTTGACACCAACCTGCCGCATTGGCAGATTTTCAACGCGAACGTTATTCGCGAGATGAAGCAGCGTCTGCAACCAACCGACTTCATTTGCCTCATCGGCGGGTGGGCCCACAAGCCAGTCGCCGATGCCTTCCCTGAGCACATGTCGGTAGAGTTTGGTGTTGGCTATGGCGGTGTCTTTAGCAAGTACCGCGTTTTTGAGTCCTACGCTTGGATGCACAGCATCTACGCTGGCGGCAAAAACCCGACCGCTGTTGATGGTCATTTTTACGACGCGGTTATACCGGGCTACCTAGAGCCCGAGATGTTTCCGCTCGGTAACCACGACGGCGATTACTACCTTTTCATTGGTCGTCTAATCGAGCGCAAAGGCTACCAGATAGCACAAGAAGTCTGCGAGCGCCTTGGCAAGCGTTTGGTTTTAGCCGGCCCCGGCGAAGGCAGTGGCTACGGCGAGTTTGTTGGCGCAGTCGGCCCTGAAAAACGAGCCGAGCTTATGGGTGGCGCAATAGCGACTTTTGCCCCCACTCTCTATATAGAACCTTTCGGCAACGTCGTCATCGAAGCTCAAGCATGTGGCACCCCCACCCTAACAACTGACTGGGGCGCTTTCACTGAGACCAACATCGACGGCGTTACCGGATTCCGCTGCAGGACTCTTGGCGAGTTCATGTGGGCGGCAACGCAAGCTGCGAACCTCGACCACAAAGCGATTCGCCAGCACGCAGTATCAAAATACTCCCTCGATGTCATAGCCAAAAAATACGAGGACTACTTCATAAGACTTCTCACCCTTTGGGGCGAGGGTTGGTACGACACAACAGCAAAGGCGATTAGATGAGCTTATCAAAGAGACTGCGTCTAGCAGGCGAAAAGCGAGCACAGAACCAGTTCGTAGAGCCGCTTGTTCCCGGTCGTCCGGCCTACGCTTCACCCGCCGGCGTTGATGTCACACCGGACACTGCAATTCGCATGTCCACCGTTTATGCCTGTGTTCGCCTTCTCGGTGACACGATTTCTAGCCTTCCGCTTGGCGCCTACGTTCGCCGCGGCCGCAACCGAATCTCCTACGCTGCAGTCTATGGCTCGCAGCCCGAGTGGATTGCAAAGCCAAATCCTGAAACCACACGGCTTGAGTTCTTTGAGCAAGTTATTGCGTCGCTAAATCTTCACGGCAACGCCTATATTTTGACAGTACGTGACGGCGCTGGTGAGGTCATTGAGCTTTATTGCTTGAACCCAGAGCGTGTCCGCATTCGCCGTCTCAGCGTCAACGAGCCTTTGATTTACGAAGTGTTTGACGAGCACATGTCAAGCGTCATGACCTTGACAAAAAACGAGCTAGTGCATATTCCGATGTTTAGATTGCCGGGTACCCACTACGGCCTCGGCCCTATTGGCGCAGCCCGCATTACCGTTGGCTCTGCGATGGCAGCGGAAGTCTACGCGGCTTCTTATTTTGGCAACGCAGCGAATCCCGGCGGTGTTATCGAAGCACCGGGCGAAATGACACAAGAGCAAATCGAGAGCATCTCACGCAACTGGCGTCTTGACCACGCAGGACCGTATAGAGCTGGTAAACTTGGTGTCTTGACGGGTGGTGCGTCTTTCAAGCCGCTTGCACTCAATGCGCAAGACGCACAGCTTATTGAAGTGCGCCGTTTCGGAGTTGAAGAAATTGCCCGCTTGTTCCGTGTTCCGATCTCGCTTCTCGGTCACCCAGTGGCGGGCGCGATGTCGTTTGCATCGGTTGAAGCTCAGAACCTGTCTTTCGTGCAGCACTCGCTTCGTCCGCTGCTTGAACGGTTAGAACAAGCGCTTTCACCACTTTTGCCCGAGTCTGATGGCTTTATCAAGTTCAATCTAGACGCCTTGCTTCGCGGCACCACACTTGAGCGTTATGAAGCCTACACAAAAGGACTTCAAGAGGGCTTTTTGTCCGTCAATGACGTCCATGCTTTCGAGGAAATGTCTCCAGTCACTGACGGAGATCAGTACCGCGTACCGTTGCAAAACATCGACCTTACTGATGCAAAAGAGGTCGGTATGAAACTCCGCGCTGAAATCGCGACCAACCTGATTCAGGTCGGTTTTGACCCGGCGGCCGCTCTAGAAGCGGTCGGAATGCCAAAGATCGACCACACCGGCGTTCCTTCGGGTCAACTTCAGGGCGTTGCGACTATTGACCCAACCAACCCGAAAACCGTTTACGAGGTCTAAAATGCCCTACTTCATCTCCGACCAGCAGAGCGATTGCTCGGGCTGGGCTACCGTAAAGCAAGAATCTGATGGCAGCTACACCACACTGGGTTGCCACGACAGCAAGCAAGGCGCTATTGACCAAATGGTAGCGGTTTCGATCTCAGAAGGAATCGAGCCGGGTGGCGAGATTTCACGCAAAAACAAGGGGGAAGACAGGAGCAAGATGAAGAAAATCGAACGTCGCACCTACACGGTTCGCAACGTTGAAACCCGCGAGGACGACGGCAAGATGAAACTTGCTGGCTACGCTGCAGTATTCCACGACTCCAGTGTCCCACTCCCATTCAAAGAGCGCATCGCTCCGGGCGCATTCCGCAAAACACTCAGCGAGACACCAGATGTCCGCTTGCTAATCAATCACGAGGGCTTGCCATTGGCACGCACCAAGAACAGCACACTTTTGCTAACAGAGGACGAGGTTGGGCTTCGCTTTGAAGCAGAACTGCCCGACACTACAGAAGCTCGCGACCTCTACACCCTTATTCAACGTGGCGACGTGGACCAAATGAGCTTCGCGTTCCGCGTTATCCGTCAGAAATGGAACAACGATAGGTCTGAGCGCACACTCACAGAAGTTTCTCTTGCAGACGGCGATGTGTCAGTCGTGACTTACCCTGCCTATCCGACCACCACTGTTGAAGCACGCGAGCACCTTCGCAAGGCCATTGAAGCTGTAAAAGAAGGCCGCGAAATCACCGGCGAATCGATGTTGGTGTTGCAAACCGTGTTTGACGATTTGTCTGAAGGCCACGAGTACGTCATGAAAGCCGTCACTATGATGGCAGCTTTGCTAGACGCAAACGTTGAAGTCGAGGACTCAGAGTACGAGGACGAAATGGACGAGGAAGACGAAGCCGGTTCACCGGATCTCGTCGAGGACCCCGGCCTCACTCAAGTCGGCACACAAGAAGGCTTACGCAACTATTCACTGCGTTACGCCAAAGCGCTAATCGAGCGCACAAAATAACATTCTGCTGGCACCGCTAGCAGATACGAAGTCGGAGCGAGACTCTCACCCCCTCACCGGGCGCCGGGAACCTCATCGCCACCACCTCGATTCCATTACTCATAAGGAGCAAAACGCTAATGTCATACATTGACAAAGTAGTAGAGCGCCGTGATGCAGTGAAGGCCGAAATGGACGCGATTCTTGAAGCAGTTGCTGCTGAAAATCGCACCGATTTGACCGCTGAGGAAACCGAGAAGGTTGATGCCCTCGTCGCTGAATCCCGCTCTCTAGATGAAAAAATCAGCAAGCTCGCCGCACAAGCAGAAGCAGATGCAAAAGCTGCTGAAGCTCGCTCTGCGGTAGCTGCTGTTGCAGCACCAAAGACATCTGGCATCAAGGTAACATCAGAACCACGCACCTACACACCAGATTCCGGCAACTCATTCGTTCGCGATGCTTTCAATGCGTCTGTACGCAACGACTTCGCAGCAAACGAGCGCCTAACACGCCACATGAAGGAAGAAACTGTAGAACGTCGTGACGTTGATACAGGCAACTTCGTTGGTCTCGTTGTACCTCAGTACCTAGTCGATCTCGCAGCGCCTTATGCTCGCGCAGGCCGTCCAACAGCTGACTTCGCAACAAACAAGATGACACTCCCACCAGCTGGTATGACCTTGAATATCTCAAGAATGACCACTGGTACATCAACTGCAGTGCAGGAAACACAGAACACCGCTGTTTCTGAGACTGACGCTGATGATACACTACTCACCGTCAACGTACGCACTATCGCTGGACAACAGGACCTCAGCCGTCAGGTTATCGAGCGTGGAACTGGCGTTGATGAGTTCGTAATTCGTGACCTTGTTCGCTCATGGCACACAACCCTTGATGCTCAGGTTCTAAACGGAACCGGCAACAATGGCCAAATGAAGGGTATCCGCGCTTCCGGTGGAAACGCAATCACCTTCACCGCAACAACACCAACTGTAGCGCTGCTCTATCCAAAGCTAGCTGATGCACTTCAGCAAGTTCAGAGCAACGTTTTCACCACACCTACTCACTGGATTATGCACCCACGCCGCTTAGCATTCTTGCTTGCTGCGACTGACACTGCAGGACGTCCAGTAGTCGTTCCAACAGCCAATGGCCAAATGAACGCAATCGGTGTTGGTGCCGGAGTTGCTGAATACGCAAACACCGGATATCAACTACTTGGTCTCCCAATCATCACAGATGCAAACGTAGGCACAACCTACGGTGCAGCAACAAACCAAGACGAAATCTACTTGGTTGATGCTCGCGAAATGCACCTTTGGGAGCAGCCAGGCGCACCATTCTCACTCCGCTTCGATGCAACAGCCCCAGGCAGCTTGACAATCAAGACTGTCGTGTACGGCTACGGCGCATTCACAGCAGAGCGTTATCCAGCAGCCGCTTCAATCATCAGCGGTACTGGTTTGGTCGCACCTTCGTTCTAACCGAACGAACAACTAAATAACTAGAGTGCAGAGCAAGCAGGACTCCCCCGACTTGCTTGCTCTGCACCTCTCTCGGGGGAGAATATGAAAACAGGGCACACAGTTTCAATAGGCGTTTGCGACCCGGGTATGGTCACCGGCGAGTTCATGGCGCGGATTTTTCAGTTAGCATCGATACGCAATCCAAGGCTCGGCCCACTCGTTCGAGTGCGAGGTTCTGGGCTTTTGAGCAAGATGCGCAATAAAGTCGTCAAGTCGTTTCTTGAGGAAACCAAGTCTGACTGGCTACTCATCATCGACGCCGACGAGCAGCTCTCGGTGCAAGTCTTTGACTTGCTCTGCGATACTGCGCATGACAAAGAACGGCCGATAGTTAGTGGTTTGGTGTTCGCGGCGATGGACGCAGCACAAAATGTCTACCCAAAACCAATGCCGGCGATTTTTCAAGACACGCCCGCTGGTTTTGTGCCACTCGACAAGTATGACAAGAATGCTATTTTTCAAGTAGAAGCAGCCGGCACTGGTTGCTTACTCATACACCGCAGCGTCCTAGAAAAGATGCGCGAAACCGCAGACCCACACCAAGGCAAAGATTGGTGTTGGTTTTGGGACGGCCCAGTCAACGGCACTTGGACTGGTGAGGACCTGTTGTTTAGCCGCAGAGTCCGCAGTCTTGGCTTCCCGATTTACGTCAACACGGCAGCGATTTTGCCGCACCAAAAACAGTATTGGCTCGACGAAAGGCACCACGACAAGTGGCAAGCAGAGAACGGCTAGAAACCGCAACCGCTGAGCCCCAGCTTGAGCGAGCAATAAAAAAGCAACCTAA